AGCTACTGGTAGGGCTGAACCAAGAGTCAAAGAACTTAAATGAGTGATTGCATCCACTACGTTTGTACCGTTATTAAAGACAAACATTGACTTACCAGCAGGGACTGCAATTCCAGTACCAGACGTGTTCTTTACTGTAACGGCATCTGCTAATCCGTTGTTAATAAGGTACAACTTCTCAATTTGACAACCTGAACCAAGGATTAAGTTCCTTGCCCCGCCAGAAGTTCCTGTAAGGTTTAGTCGTAAGTTACGAGCTGTTTGAGCCGCATTGCTATCCGTAAGGGTAACTGTAACGTCTGCACTAGAAAAAGCGACATCCGCAGATCCTGTGATTGCTTCGCTAATTGCGACAGAGAAGTTGTTGTTGGTCGTGGTTCCCCATGTACCTGTCTGGTCACCTGTACCAATCAGCTCTATTTTAAGATCACTATATGTCGATGCCATAATTTGTCCTTACTTTATTTAATAATATCCATTTTACGCTGCTATTTCAACCCAATTCGGGGTCTGGTTGTCATTAATGGTGATCCAAACCGTTACCGATGTGACACTAGCCGTACCGCTAACACCCACCACATTTACAGGTGTAATAACATTTACATTAACCGTTCCAACAGACCCTGTAGCTTGCAGACCCGTAACTGGGGTATTAGCTGCTCCTGCTACAGAAACTGATCCTACAAAAACTGTACCCGCTACGCCTGTAACTTCTATGGGATTTAGTATAAAAGTCACAGAACCTACTGCTCCTGTGGCTACAACTGATACATTCCCCTCCCCCCAAGCTGCGCTTCCCCACCCCTGACTACCAAACCCGCCTAGGGCTATAGTGACATCGCTCATGCTGCTGTCCTAATTAATGTCCAATTTGGGTTCTGACTATCATCAATTAAACTCCAAACCAAAACACTTCCTACTTGTCCTGTGCCTTGTACTCCCGTTACGCTTATGTTAGCAGAAGCAATAGTTGTTACGCTACCTACACTAACCGTACCTGCAACGCCTGTAACTAAAACTTCAATACTGGGGGTAACTACTACCGTCCCTACTGCCACAGTCCCTGCTACGCCTACAACGTCTACAACTGCCGTACCTGTTACAGAAGCCGTACCAAGCGCAACTGTTCCAGCAACTCCTACGACAAAGACGCCAACACCTTCTTGAACCGTTACTGAGCCTACATTGCCTGTCGCAGATACTCCTGTAACCGCAACATCAGCCCCAGCTTGTGCTACAACAGAACCTACATTTGCTGTACCAGAAACCCCAGTAACATCAACTAAAAGCGACCCATCAATTTCTACACTGCCTATCGCTCCAAAACCGCTAACTCCCGTTACAGCAACATTTGCTCCAGCCGTTACAGTAACCGACCCTACCGATCCTGTGCCTGACAACCCAGAAACTGAAACATCAGCACCAGCCTGTGCGTTAACAGAACCTACAAAACCTGTTCCAGAAACCCCTACAACTGCAACACTAGAACCTTCCTGAACCGTTACTGAACCAATCTGTCCTGTACTGGTTACTCCAGTTACATCTACAACTGCCGTTCCCGTTACCGTTGCGCTGCCTAGCTGCCCTGTACCAAAAACACCTACTAAATTAACGTTTACATTTTCAGTAGTCTGAACAGTTACAGAACCAAGCTGCGTTGTGCCTACTACACTAGCGCTACCTTGACCCCAAGGGCTTTCACCCCATCCACCATAACCCCAGCCACCTAATATAACTACTACATCAACGTATGCTTCGCCCCACGGACCGCCACCCCAGTCGCCTCTACCCCAACCAGTATTGAGGTCTCCCCAAGCATCAGCGCCCCATGCGCCTTCACCCCACCCATAATTGGTTGACACCTAACCATTCCTAGGCAATGCGGATAATTGCGTTGCTTGCGTCTGCTGTTGGGAACACAATCGTAAACGTACCTGCTGTGGAGGTTTTAGCACCGCCAAAATCAAGGATACATACTGAAGGATCGCCAGCTGCTGTGTCGTTATAAATCATTGCACCAAATGCTGTAATGGTTGCAGATGTAAATGACAAGTCAGCAAAGTCGGTAAACGCTGTAGTTCCTGACGATGTTGGTGTAACGTTAGTCAGCGTACCGCCACCAGCAGAATAAGTACCAGAAGCAGCTACTTCGTTTGTGGCTGTATACGCAGTAGTCGCAGCCGTGAATGACGCTGAGTTGTCATACATTGCTAATTTAAAAGTATTACCAGTACCAGTTGTAAAGTTGTGCGTTGCTGTCATTAGCTGTACTTTGAAGCTAGTACACATAAAGTTGCCTGTAAATGCCATTTTGGACTCCTATTCGTCTAAAAGTTTAATTAATTCAGGATGACCAGCTTCCCTTAGCTTGTGAGCTAGTGTTACACGATCAAATTTTACTACTTCATTCATGTAAAAGACTAGAACTTCCCGAATATGATTACGAAAAGCAGTCGCCTGCTCCCGAACCAAGGGATGAGACTGATCTCCCACCTGAATGATTTTGTCTAATGCCCGTTCAGCAACTTCCTCTGGAGTAAAGCCACCGTGGTCTTTTGTAAATACTTGAATCCCGCTAGACTCGCCTAGCCCTTGTACACTAATCATCTGACTGGATACCTTACTTGTCCACTTCTGTAGGCGTCTTGACGGTTCTTACCATCGCCTAATTGCTTGAGTTCTGCCATTGCATCGTCATAACGGGATTTATAGACCGTCATAGTATCAGCGTCCGACTTCATAAATAAAGCTGCTTCTAATAAAGACCCATAAAGGAGCGCAGAGTCAAAGTTTGTTCCAAGCCAAGTTGTACCTGCCGTCACAATAGACTCTGGATAGTAGAAATAATGCAGTTCTACGGCATAGTTTGCGTCTGGGGTAGGTCCAAGAATAAAGGTGTTGTCGTCAAATACAGCGTAATACTCTGGTTTGGCGTAGAAGGCTGCATCCGTGTCTGGGTAGGATTCACGGATAAAGTTAACGTCTTTATTCAATAGGTAGTGGTACTCGTTTGCCGTATTAATTACTGCAAGGCTAAAGGTAGATAACCAGTCAGAAGGAGTTGCTAAGTACTTATTGCCCGTGGTAAGACCACCCGTAACGTTCTTGCGGATAGCAGGTAACTGCACCATGTTATAGATGCGTTGCTCCGCCAACTGTACAAACCTAGCAATCTGCTCGGCAGACGTAAACGACCCGACTGTCGCTGGGAAGTCATTCTCAGCAAAGCCTTTAATGGCAGTAGTTAACTGCGTGTAATTCATCCCATCTTCCCACTAGACATACGACCTTTAGTTGCTGCACCAGCACCACGCATCTCAATCTTGCCGTATTGGTTTATAGGTTTACCCTTAAACTTACTAATCCCGCCAACAGAAATATCCATAGTAGCCATTTCTTCTGCGCCAGTCATACCTTTGGAAGTTAGTCCTTTAGCAGAGATTGTCTTGCCCTTCATTGTATGGGGAGTAGCATAGACTTTAGCGTCTCCAACTTCCTTGCCCATAACTTTTTTAGAGAACTTAGCCATTATCGACCTCTTCCTGCGGATTTACGCATCATTTGGTTTTGGACTTTTGCTAAACCACGTCCAATTTTCTTCATTACCATCTGGTCTTTACCGCCCATCTTTGGCTTTGCCTTCATGCCCAAGACTGTAGGACCTGAGTCACCTAAATTCTTGCCTTCAGTCTTGCCTTTTTTAGCAATTCCATCTGCGCTTTTCTTAAACATTTTCAACTCCTTATGTTGTTGTTACCGTTACACTACCTACCTGACCTTCTGGGGCTAAGTTGTTGGGGGTTAATCCATCATCTCTAGACCCACCAACAGGGTTCCATCCCCACTGGAAAATCCTACTACCGCCCTCTGGAAAACCAACACCAGCTTCAGTATTATCGTTGCTTCCGTTAAGTTGTAAACCGCTTGTTCCAGATACTGTATAGCTTACATCAGGGCGTGGTTCCCGTACAGCCTGTGGATCGTCCACTGGGTACATACCTAACGACAACTGTGGCTGATCTGGATCCCAACAGCTAGGGCAAACCTTAATATTTTTTACTTGCTGCTTAACAATTAACTTTCTAAGCTCTTTTAGCTTATACCGCTGACCGCATCGGTCACATTCGGCAATCGCAAATTTTCCACTACTAAATTTATTAGGCATAGAAGGTCGTCCTAGGAACGAACCTAGAAGCGGCTTTTTCTCTGTCCTCCGTAGAAGCCATGAGCCACTGCTCCTCGTATTCTTGCTTTAAAAATTGCACTCGTGCCTGTCCATCTGGTAGCTTTTGAGCCATATAGAAAGCCAATCCTGCCACCATACAAGGTAATAGGCGAAAGGGAATATCAGGCTCTACCGCTCCATTAGATCCAGCATCTTGAATCCTACGCAACCTCCAGTACACAAAGGTATAAGGACCACCACCAGCATCGGGCGTGGGCCAAACGTTAATAGAAGGAAGGTTCTGTATCGTAATAGCCGCACCTGTTGTATGAGCAGCCGCTGTAGTGCCGTTTTGACCACGGTAGCAGTTGGTTAATACATTTCCTACTACGTTAGCGTAGCTGATTGTCTCATTGTCAATTTTGACAAATCCACCGATTGGAAGGGCGCTGGCGTCACTAACGGTGATAGATGTGGTCACAGCATCAATCGTGCCGTTTAAGGTCACAGCGGTCGAATTAGACTGTCCTGTCTGGCGGTTAAACCAAACTTGAATAGGACGCCCAGTAGTTAGCTTATTAGGAATCGTAGAGTAGGTAGACTCTGAAATACGGCTAATATTGATGTCAATCTGATTGCTGGTAACACCGTTATTCTGACGGACTACATGGTCTAATAGATCAATTGTGTTGACTGGAATAGGATAGATACCTTGCCCAGTAACCATTGCAATTTGACCCTGCTCGATTGTCCAGAGGTTAATACCACGGTTAGCCCATTCAACCGTCAATAGGTTCAGGGATCTGCGGGCAGTTCGCATATCGTAACCAGTACGCAATTCCGTACCACAACGCTCAAAAGCCTCTTCAATGAGGTTATTAAGGTCTAGATTAAACGCAGAAGTTCCTGAAGTACTCATATTTTCCTATATGGTTTTACTTTTGCTTTTACCTTTTTGGGCTGTGGCACGAACTGTTTTCCCTGTGCTTTGCCCGCCCGCTTTGCTCGTGTTGTTGCTGCGTACTCGGCTGGGCTTAGTGCCTGTATTGCTTTTTTTGGCAGGTATCTTTCGCCCGTCTCGGACGACTTCTTCCCTGACTTGGTTGTCCATTTCTGTTCTCCCCAAGCCTTTAAAGAACGCTGAGATTTTGCCAATCCACTCATTTATAGCCACCGCCAGCTGCCTTATATTTTTTAGCTACCAACTGCGCTTTTCTAGCTGACCACTGACCTGCGCCAGTACCATGTGTTGCAGCTGCTTTTACCTGAGAAACAATCCGTTTACGTAAACTGGGTTTAGTGTAATTACCCGCAGCATTGACTTTACCGCCTTCTTTGTATTGAGTAAAGTCAGTATCGTCCCTACGAGCTTTCTTAACTCCTCTGCCCATTTTGGTTGGCATAATTGCCCCCATCCCACGACTTGGTCTCATGCTCTTGTCTTTCCTCTAATTGCTATACCGTCTGCTCGTTTAGAAGCCATGCCACCAGCTTTCATTTTCTTGGCTGAAAATAGTTTCTCAACCATAGATATTCTCTGGGGTTTAGTTGTTGCTTTACTGACAATCTTTTCTCGTTCTGACTTAGTTGTGCCTTTTGCATAAAAACCAGCACTTTTCAATACTTTAGAAACTTTGCCACCAGCTTTAAACGGTTTATCTAGACCCTTCATACCAGTAAAATCACCACCGCCACCGCCACCAGTAGGCTTAGATAGTCTGCCCATATCTTGTAGCCTTTCGGTATAAGTGCGTGGGCTTTCAGCTTTAGCTTTAGCTCTTTGCTCTTCTGCCATTTTACTTGCTTCAGCCTTAGCTTTTTCGTTATTTTGCTTCACTTTTTCTGCCGCCTTATCGTACTCGCTAGGGCCGAACTTTTCCTTGGGAGGAGTGTATTTATCACTCTTACCATCTCCAACCTTTTTAGAGGGGTCAATAGGCTCTATTGGCATTACGCTCTAGTCTTTCCACGAATAGCAATACCATCAGCTCGCTTAGATGCTGAAGATACTTTACCGCCTTTTTTCATACCCATTTCTTGCTCAAAAGATGATTCACCCTCAGAGTATCTTGGATATTTTCTGGCCATACTTACCGCATCTTTGGCAATTCTACCTTGGGGCGTCATATCCATAAGCCTTTTTCCAGCAGCCATAGCGGTACTTTTTACTTTTTCAAGTGCTTGATTTCTGCTTCTTTCTGCTGGATTACGCATTTGCGAATCCACAACCTTACGATAATCTTCTGATCCTGGTTCTAAGCCGAATCTCTGTGCTTTATCATGTGCTTGTGGAAAACTAGATGCTTTTTTACCAGATAATGTTTCTACTGCACTTTCATAGTCTGGAGTACCTTTTTTAAATCCAATACTTAAAGCACGTTGCTCTGGTGTTCTTTCAGAAGTAAATCCACCTTCGTCAAATTTACGCATCTTTTTCACTTTTCCACCCTTTTTGTAACCAGCACTTTGATATGCTTCGCCTTCTCTGGCAGAAGCAGGCACAGTTTCCCGTAAGGCTTTGCCAGCCCTTATTTGGTCACGAGCATCTTTAGCCATCGTTGTTGAAATTTTGGAAAGAAGATCCTTTTCACCCTCAATACCCTCAACCATCATTTTACGTGATTTGTTGAGCTTCTCAGTCTCTTTGTCAGTAGGTTTACGATAATTAGGCATCACACCATCCTTCCACGAGTTTTGCCTTTGATTGCGCAACCATCGGCACGTTTAGAAGCAGAGGATACTTTTCCACCGCTTGCCATCTTTTTAACTGAACCGCCCTTTTTCATACCTAATTTTAAATTATCACGGCTTAATCTTGGAACAGGAGGCTTAGATAACTTAGGAGTCATAGCCTCAAATTCTGAAGCTGTGTATGTTTTCATACGGGGTTTCATGAGACCAGTAAGACCTTTACGGATCATCCCTTTAACCATGCCAACTCCCGGAATATAGTCTTCAGGGCTGACATTTATTAAACCTTGATTTTTCTCTAACTTAGCCAAACGATCTTTCTCTTCTTGAGGCATCGTTGGTGGTGTAGATGGTTTTGTCGTAGGCTTGGAAGTAGGCTTAGGAGCAGATACACGAGTTACAGTCTTTTTTATTTCTGCAAACTCTGGCAATTCGTTTTGCTCTCCATAGCCAGATTTACCAGCAGGAGAATCATCACCAACTTCGGTGGTTTTCGTACCCACACGATCAGGAACAGCTTTCCGCATACGAGCCAAAATGTATGGATCTGTGCGGTCAGCACCGCCTAACCATTCCTCTTGTTCGGCACTAAAACCACCCTCTTGGAATTTACGGACTTTCTTTTTCATGTTAGCAAGTTCTCCCGCCTGATTTCATTTTAATCATCTTGCCTTTAGTCTTGCCTTTGATCTCAATGCCACCGCCTTTAGCCATGCTGTGCATACGCTTCTCATGACCTTTAACGGCTTTAGCAGCAACCTTCTTCATCATTGGTTTATCTTTAGAAATATCTGAATGTTTCACGTTACCACCTTTTTTCATATAGCCCATTTTGTTGCGTACTTCTGTGGGCAGTTTGGATAATCCTGGGTTGCTATCAGAATCAACTTCTTTTAAGCCACCAGCTCTGAATTTACGTCCTTTATCTGCTTTCATAAACTCTTCTCCTACGGATTTAGATACGCCAACCTTTTTGGCAAATTTTGGATTGTTAGCGACAGCAGCCATAAATCCGTGTTGTTTTTTTGAAACACTAGGCATTTATTTTCCCCTGAATAAGCTGGTCAATCTTGCTTTCAAGTTTGTTAAAGCGTTGATCAATGTGCTGCATAATGCGGTCAACTTCTGCTTGAGTAACGTTTTCACGAGCTACCTCCTCACGAGTCTTGTTTAATAAAATCCCTATACGGGCGAGTTCAGCAGATTTTTCTTTTGCCCATAAACCCACGAGAACCCCCGCTAATGATAGGATTGCATTCCATAAAAGTAACATTTCTTGGCTCATACCATCTTACCTTTGGTCTTACCTTTAATAGCACAGCCATCAGCACGTTTAGAAGCAGAAGATACTTTGCCACCTGACTTGTAATTCTTAGTGATGTCTCTATTTGACTTAGGCATTGCTCCGCCGCCGCCTGTTGGGGTATTGCGTTGGACAATATCACTATATTTTTCGGCTGAATACCTATGTGATCCATGTTCTAAATTTTTACGCTCTGCGGTTTTGTTTGCCGTTGCTTCTGAAGCGTACTCTTTTTGATTTACAAAAGCACGTTCTTTATTGTCGTATAGTCTGTAGGGTTCGTTTTCGTCAATCATACGATTTTCCCTTTAGTTTTGCCACGAATCTCGCAGCCACCACCACGAACTGATCCGCCTTCTTTGCAGTTCCAAGCCCGTAAAGACTTGTTAATGCGTGAGTCTGGATCGTTAGCGGTTTTAGCAGATGTGAGCTTTTTCTTCATACCTGACATTCTGGCGCAAAATGACTTCTTTCTTGAACCGCCTTCTGGCTGAGGACGTTTTAAGCCAGGTTTGCCAGGATTTGCTGCATTGTAGGAGGCACGACCTTTAGCGTTTAAACCACCTTCAGGGTTTTTACCTTCCTTACGAGTCCATGCAGGGGTCTTAGCCATTATGCAACATCCTTTTTAGCATCAAGAGGTCTAATAAGAGGATAGAGATACTCTTCTCCAAAAGAACCTGCAAACTCTTCCATTCCTAGATGACCTAGCTTAATGGTGGGGTCAATCCATACTTCGTAACCGTGAGCCGTAGCACGATCACAGAAAAGATAATCCTCGCCTACATAGCCTTCTGGAGTGGATTTGAAGTCAAAGAATGAATAGCAAAACTTGTCTGGGTGCCCGTCTACTACTCGGTCATCGTGGTATTTCCACTCAGGATGGTTGTCTCTGAGGGTCTCAAATACGTCTTTACGAATCAACATAAAAGCGGTAGCAATCCGTTTAGCCTTAACTAATCCGTAGGAATTCATATAAATCCCGCCATCAGCATCTTGCTCTAAAGTCGATATATAGACCTGACCTTTTTTACGGGCAACAGGAACTCCGCCTACGATACCCTTCTTAGGGTCAGTATTCCACGCCATTAGACGGAAGATGTCTTGTGGGTTAAACGTAATGTCCGAATCAATAAACATTAAGTCTGTGCAGTCTGACGCTAAGAAGTCTTTAGCAATTAAGTTTCTGACACGAGACACAACTGAGCATCCAGAGATGTTGCAAATCTGAATATCAATTCCGTGCTTAGGAGCTTCTACAGCAAACTGAGCCATAGCAATAGCCAGTTTGACTGAGACTTTAAAGTCATAAGCGGGAAGACCAAGCATGACCTTCCTACCTACTAAGTTAAAAGAACCTTGAGCTTGCGTTGGATTATCCATATATCACCGTTGCTGTTACGCTTGGACCAACCCCAACATAAATCCCGTTAGGGCAGTAAATACCTTCGCCTGGAATCTTAACAGGTAAACCTACTGTATTAAATGTATCAAGTTCAACATAAATATTTGTGTACATTGTTACTGTACCCGTTGCAGATCCAGATGTAGCGGAAGTTACTGTAAAT